GATCACATGGGCCAGCTGACGGAAGATGTTCTGGTCTTCCAGCGCTTCGATCAGGGTACGCTCGTACTCGTCAGGAACGAGATAGCCGCCCTCGGAGTCAGTGCCGATCTGCAGGGCGTTCATGACAGCGGGACCGGCAGCACGGTTGCGGATCATGCCCCAGAAGGCATTCCGGTACTCGTCGGAAGCGCGGCCCTGCTTCTGTACAGTCGCAGTGGTGGGACGGGAAACCAGCGGAGCGGCAGTGGGCTGATCCATCTCACGATCGATCGCGGCCTGACGCTCCAGCCGTTCGATTTCTTTGCCGAGGGCGACCACATCAGCCTCCATCTTTTCGTAGGTCGCATTGTCCTCAGCGGAGACCATGCCATCCTCACCACGATGGCTGTCCAGGAAAGCCTTAGTCTCATTCCACAGGTTGGCACGCTTTTCGCGCAGAGCAAGAATCTTGTTCATAGTGATATCCTCCTTCATCATTTCAGAAGCGACAGCCGTTTTTCCAGGTCTGCCGCTTTCACTCGGTTGTCAGGGGTAACAGGTTCAGGTTCCGTGGGTTCCTCGGGGGTGGGTTCCGGATCGGGCGGGTGCTCAGGTTCAGCCTGCGCCATAGGGATAGACTTTGGCATCAAAGCGATCACCCGGTTCATGAGGCAGGCGGCAGCCGATTTCCGCTCAAAAGAAAAACCCGCCATGTCTTCTGGCAGGTCTTCCGCGCCGGTGTACAGGACTTCATCGCAGAAGCCCATCTCCTTCGCTTTTAGAGCGTTCATCCACGTTTCACTGTCCATGAGATGAGAGATTTTCGCCCGACTCAGCCCGGTCTTGATCTGGTAAGCATTGATAATGCTTTCCTTTACCTCGTCCAGCAGTTGGATGGCTTTCCGCATCTCTTCCGTATCGCCCATGGCCATCGTGAAGGGGTTGTGGATCATCATCAAACTGGTAGGACTCATGGTCACCCGGGTTCCGGCCATAGCAATGACGGAGGCGGCAGAAGCTGCCATACCGTCGATCTGAATGGTGACGTCGCCGGGGTAATCCATGAGCATGGTGTAGATCTGGCTAGCCGCGATGCAGTCGCCGCCGGGAGAATTCAGATGAATGGTGATAGGGCCATTCCCGGAGAAAAGCTCCTCTTTGAACATGGCAGGGGTGATGTCGTCAGCGAACCAGGATTCTTCTGCGATCACACCCTCCAGATACAGGGTACGGGATTCATCCTCGTTGCGTACCCAGTTCCAAAAGTGTCGCATCAGGGGTACCTCCTTCTTTCAGGATTGGATTGGGTTTGGGTTGTTGACTCCGCATCATCCGCTGCCTGCTTCATTGCAGTTGTGATGGGGATCATGTTGCCGTTGACAAGATAGGCGTCGCCGCCTTCTTCCTTCGGGATCGGGTTCTGGTTCTCCAGCGCACGGATATCGTTGGCGGACATCCAGCCGTTCTGCCTCGCAATGGCGTAGCCTTCCATCCGGGACTTGTAGTCGCCACGCATCAGGCCGTCGATATTGAACTGCACATAAAAGCGCCCCTTCTCCTGATCGGTGAAAAGGGCGCGATTCATGGACTGTTCAATTCTGACGAGCCAGGGCCGGATGGTATGCACAGCAAAGTCGATGGACTGGTGTTCGATATTGGAGAAGGTAGCATGCTCCAAATTGCCCACCAGATGAGGCGGCACTCTGAAGATCCGGCAAATCTCATCCACCTGAAACTTGCGGGTTTCCAGAAACTGCGCTTCATTATTGGGGATGGCAATCGGCTCAAACTTCATGCCTTCTTCCAGGATCGCCACACGGTTGCTGTTGGAGGAACCGCCGTAGGCGCTGTTCCAGCTTTCCCGGAGCGCCTTCGGGTTCTTTACGGTGTTCGGGTGCGTCAGGATACCGGAAGGACGTGCGCCATTGGAGAAGAACTTACTGCCGTATTCTTCAGAAGCGATCCCAAGGCCGATGGCGTTCTTTTCCAGCGCTATAGGGCTGTACCCCATAACACCGTCGAAGCCAAGGCCGGGAATGTGCAGGACGTCATCCGGGGAAAGGATCACGGTTTCTCCTGTGCT